GACAGACATAAGAGAGTATATATAGTATAATATATTATATAGAAACACACAATTAACTAGAGAAAAGGAGTGGTAAAATGGCAATTTGGACAAGCAGATATAGTAACAAGGAGCTATTAAATGACAAAAAGTATTATCCGGTAGGGATCAGCATTGGGAAGCCAAGATTTCCTTTAGGATATAAGGTAAGGGAGCAGTGTTACTCTCTGGCACCGAAAGGCTATATGTTAAGTATGGATCTGGAAAGATTTACTCCAGCATATTATAAGAAATTAGCTGATATTGGAAATGATAGAATTATTGACATGGTAGAAAGACTTGAAGAAAGAGCCAGATCAGAGGGTAAAGAATTAGTGCTTTTATGTTTTGAAGACATAAGAATACCGTCAGATTGGTGTCATAGAACTGTATTTGCTCAGTGGTGGGCAGAAAAAACAGGAGAAATAATTGAAGAATTATATGATCCTAACCAACCAAAAGGAAAGAGAAAAACAAAAGAAGATAAGAAACCTGTTGAAAAAGTAAAAGAAACAAACGAAGGATTTGAACAAATGAACTTGTTTGACATGTTGGGAGCAACAGGGATTTAATATAATATCCGGAATTGGTGTAAAGTAACATACTTTCAGTCCATGAAAGAGATCCTGGTTCATTTCAGGATTCCGGTCCAAAAACAACGGCATTGTATTCAGAAATGGGTGCAATGCCTTATTTTTATGTCCAGAAATAAGGAAGGAGAAAAACAATGGCATTTTTTATGGATCCAGGAGCAATGTTCTTGGGATGTTTGGGAACATCGGAACAAAAGTTTCTGGTAAAGCTGATTGAAACAGCTGCAAAGAATGGCTACACACGATTTGTAGAGCCATGTGCTGGAACATTTGCCATGTCAAATCTGGCGGTACAGAATGGTTTTAAACCGAGTCAAATAGAGTGTAGCGATGTGGCAATGATGCCGTCTGTTCTTGGATATGCTATAACGGAACAATCGTTAGAACCATTAGAAATTCACGCACAAGGGTTTACGGATGAAGAACTTCTTGATCCAGCTACAGCACTATATGCTCAGTTATATTTAAGAACGTCAAAAAATGCTGGAAATGAATATTTCTATAATATTTTGATGGATCTTAAGTTGAGAAGAGAAGAACATATTGCAAGCATAAATCAGCAGATAGAAACAACAAAAAATCTATTGCATGGTATGAGCTATCGCCCTATGGATATGTGGAAACATCTCGATGAGGTCTTGGATGATCCACATGCAATAGTGATCGCAAATCCACCGACTTATTTTTCAGGTTATGAGAAATATTATGATACGCAAGGGAAAATGGTATGGAAAGAACCGGAGTATGAATTGTTTGATCCGGAAACTGGACACAAAAAGTTCTATGATATGTGCATGGGACGTAAAGCGTTGGTAATTTGTTATCAGGAAAAGAAGCCTGGAGAAGCTGTTGGGTATACGATATATGCAAGATCAAGCACACGAGCAGATTTAAACGCATATATAACAACGAATAGAGAAGAAGAGGCAACGATGCTTGCTAATGGAAAGAAGATAAAACGTCCTTCTGAAAGCAAACTAGAGCCTTTGGAATGCAGTATGTTGCCCAGAGATTACGAAATAACGGAAAATAGCAAGATACAGATTATTTCAATTAAATCTGCGGAAGCTCAGTATTACAGACAGCTTTGGACACATAACTTTGTTGGATCATCTGCAACATTCAATAGAGCTGTTCTGATTGATGGCATGATAGCTGGTGTATTTGGGATTTCAAAAATGCAAGCAACATCTTTATTCATATGGTACGTTATGAAGGTTCCACACATGACGTATAGGCTTGGTAGACTATTGTATATGCTGGCACAAAATCAGAATTTTATAAATACAATTCTTGACGATCTGGAAAGAGAGAAAGTTACAAAGGTACGGACAGCAATGCTTACGAAATATCCAGAGAACAAAGAAGTCAGAGGAATTATGAAATTAGTAAATAGACAGGCTGATAAGAATAATGGATTTAAGTTGACTTATGAAGCGGAAATAACAGATCGAACAGAAGAGGAAACGCTGAAAGAATGGTTGAGGAGGGAAAGACAATGGCAGAAGAACAGAGCAAAAAATATGAAATGATCTACGATATGGGTTCAGGATTAATTATTGCGAAAGTTCCTCTTGATAAAGTTAAGGAACAAGATATCAATGCAAGGATCATGAAAAATGAAATGCAAGACCAATTGACTGCAAATATTAAGAACAGAGGACAGTTGGAAAGTCTTCCGTTTTTTTGTTTAGTTGAAAATCAGATCGAAATCATTTCTGGACATCATAGAGTTAAAAGTGCTAGAGCAGCTGGAATGAAGGAAATAATTGCAATATTAGATGTCAGTGGTCTTACAAGAAGTAAAATTGCTGCAAAACAGTTGGCACATAATGCAATTTCAGGGTTTGATGATGACAGCACATTAAGAGAAATTGTAAAAATGATTGATGATGTAGATGATATGATTGAAAGCTTTATCAGTAAGGATATCCTGGAAGAGCCGTTAGAAGAATACGATAAAATGGCTTCTCCAGCAATAGAGTTTGATTTTAAGACAGTTGTATTTTCTTTCTTACCACATCAAATAAAAGATCTTGATGCATTGATCAAGAATTTGGAAACAGCGGCACCGGAGATTATTGGAGTAGCTACTTATGAACAATGTAAGGAATTTACAGAAACACTAAGTAAGTATCAAAAGTTTTCTGATATTCGAAATGTAGGTGCTGCAATTCATTCGATGGTGCAAAGTGTAAACGAAAAAATGGATAATGTCGGATACGATGAAAACGAAGAATGGACATATTTAGCAAAGCTTTTCGGAAGTAACGCTATACCAGGAGAAGCAGCAAATGTTATTCAACAGGCAATTAAAAAAGCGGAGAAAAAAGGGACTATTACAAGTAAGAATAGGTGGCAGCTTATCGAGTTTTTATGTGCTGACTACCTTAGTGGCAAATAATGTATGGCAGCAAGGACAAAGTACAATGCCGCTTATCATGACGACTGGGCTTGGTCTTTGGCTGCTATGGGTGCAACAAATAAAGAAATTGCAGAAGCAATGAATATTTCGGAGCGAACCATACTCCGCTGGGCTAAAGATCACGAATCTTTTGGTAAGGCATTGTCTGAAGGAAAAGGAGTATCAGATGCAAAGGTAATCAGAAGTTTATATAAGATGGCTACTGGTTATGAATACACAGAGGAAAAGAAAATTGTAGAATACAACACGGATGGGAGCGTCAAACCAATACGTGTTGAAAAAACTATTAAGCACGTACAACCAAGTGTGGGAGCTCAGTGCTTTTGGCTGAAAAACAGACAAAGAGATAGATGGCAAGATAAGCCAGATCCTATTATTGATGGAACAGAAGAGAATGATGTACAAATATATTTACCGGAGAATGGACGTGATAATAATGAAACATGAAAAAATTATTATTAAACCACAGGAAGGGCCTCAAGAAAAATTCCTTGCAACATCCGCTGATATTTGTATTTATGGCGGAGCTGCTGGTGGTGGTAAAACATACGGATTGCTTTTAGAACCTCTTAGGCATATGAATAATTCCGATTACAACGCAACGATCTTTCGACGTGATTACACCCAGGTAACATCTCCAGGAGGTCTATGGGATAGTTCAAGAAAGATTTATCGCTATGTGAAAGGTGCAAGTTCGTTAAAGACACCTAAATTACATTGGGTATTCAGAAAAGGAGCATCGGTCAATTTTGCACACCTAGGACGTGATGAAGATTGTGATAACTGGCAAGGTTCACAGCTTACAATGATAGGGTTTGATGAGCTGACACATTTTAGCGAGTATCAGTTTTTTTATATGTTATCAAGAAACCGTACAGATTCTGGAATAAAACCATATGTACGAGCTACTTGCAATCCAGATGCGGATTCCTGGGTAGCTGATTTTATTTCTTGGTGGATAGATCAGGAAACAGGTTATCCAATACCAGAAAGATCAGGAGTAATTCGATGGATGGTACGAATAAATGAAGCTGTTACATGGTTTGATAGTAGGGAAGAGGCTGTACAAGGAGCAATTGAAAATGGAGTCAAGCAGAAGCAGGCAGAGACTATGCCAAAGAGCGTAACGTTTATTTCAAGCACACTACATGATAATAAAATTCTGATGAAGAATGACCCAGGGTACTTAGCCAATTTACAAGCGATGGCTCTAGTACAAAGAGAACGCTTGTTATATGGGAACTGGAAGATTAAAGCTGCCGCCGGCTTAATGTTCAAGCGAGAAAAAGCAAATATGCTAGAAGAAATGCCATTAGATGTTATAAAGTGGGCAAGAGCTTGGGATCTTGCAGCTACATCCGAAGATGAAAATGGAGATCCAGCATATACAGCAAGTGTACTGATTGGCAAGAGAAAAAATGGACGATATATTGTTGCTGATGTTATTAATCGTCGATTAAGCTCGTCAGATGTTCGAGAGATAATAAGACAGACTTGCATATCGGATAGAACAAAATACGGAAGAGTAGTTACAAGACTTCCACAGGATCCTGGACAGGCTGGAAAAGCACAAGCACAGAGTTTTTTAAAATTCTTGGCTGGGTTCATTGTTAAGTGTATTCCTGAATCCGGAGATAAGATTACGAGAGCGGAACCATTTTCGGCACAGTGGTTAGGACTTGAAGGCATGGATAAAGGAAATGTTGATATATTAGTAGCACCTTGGAATGAAGAATATTTCAATGAGTGCGAAAATTTTCCACAGTCAAAATTTAAAGATATGGTAGACGCATCTAGCTCAGCGTTTACAGAATTAGAATCAGGTAATACGATCACAGCACCAAGTAGTTTACCTGATACACGAGATAGTTACTGGACATAGGACAGGAAGGAGGAACAACATTGTATGATGAAATAGGTCGCATCGGTCAAAACCGGTGGGGCGGTAGCTTTTACGAAGAATTTCTCCCAGAGTTGAGAGGTCAACGAGGAGTAAAGGTATATACGGAAATGGAGTCTAACGATGATGTAATCGGAGCGATCATATTTGCGTTGGATACATTGCTTAGACAGGCACAGTTTTCCGTAGAGCCACAGGGAGACGATCAAAAGGACATAGAGGCAGCAGAGTTCGTGGAGTCTTGCATGAATGATATGCAGAGCACATGGACTGACACAGTATCTGAAATCCTATCATTCCTTACATACGGCTGGTCGTATCATGAGATCGTATATAAGAGGAGATCAGGGCGAACAGGGAACCCTAAGACGAACAGCAAATATGACGATGGTTTGATTGGATGGAGAAAGCTTCCTATCCGATCACAGGATTCTCTGTATCAGTGGGAGTATGACAATGAAGATAATCTTATCGGCATGACCCAAATGCCACCGCCAAACTTTGGGCTTTATACGATTCCACTGGAAAAGGCAATCCATTTCAGAACCAGATCCAGAAAAGGAAATCCAGAAGGACGAAGCATCCTCAGAAATGCTTATCGTTCCTGGTACTTTAAAAAAGGGATTCAGGAATTTGAAGGGATCGGGATAGAAAGAGATCTCGCTGGTATACCGATGGTCACACCACCAGAAGGTGTTGACTTGTATAATCCAGATGATCCCGAAGGTTCAAGATTGTTAGCATGGGCAAATAGCCTGGTAAAGAATGTCCGACAAGACAAAAGTGCTGGAATCGTGTTACCACCGGGATTTAAGTTCGAGCTTGTTTCCACAGGTGGAAGCAGACAGATTGATACGAACGAGATCATAACTCGTTATGATAGCCGCATAGCAATGACAACGCTTGCGGATTTTATTCTGTTGGGGCATGAACACACTGGATCATTTGCACTGTCCGATGATAAGACAGAGTTATTTGCTGTAGCGATTGGATCATACCTTGACATTATCTGTGAAGCGTTTAATAACCAAGCGATCCCAAGATTGATTGATCTAAACGGAGAACATTTCAAGGGGATCACAGACTACCCGAAGATGGTTCACGGAGATATTGAAAAGATCGACATGAACAAATTAGCACAGTACATCCAGACGATGGTTGGCACTGGTGTATTGATCCCAGACGACGAATTGGAAACATATGTTCGAGAAGCCGCCAATTTGCCGCCAAAGGTAGCTGACGATGAAAGATTCATTGATCCTGACAGAGAAGATCAGCAGACAAACGATCTTGGATCACAGGGAAATAATGTACACCCAGAGAACAATCAGGACGTTGCCGAAGATGATGGAAAGGTACAGGAAGCCAAGAAACGATTAGGAAGGAGCTGATTATATGTTCCTATTCCGAAAGGTTAAGAAGCGTGGATCGATGAAGCCAAATGATGTGAAAGAAGCATTAGAGAGGTTTCTTAATAGCAGCAGTCCAGAATTAACACGCTTGCTGGTCAGGTATTGGAAGGATCAGCAGACGGTTTTTACATTTAAAGAGATCAGAGAAGCTATTCAGGCTGGTGTGATCTCCAAGAAATCTGTAGAAGAATGGCAACAGGATTATTCAAAACTGGTTCATGATAAGATTGTACCAGAGATGGTTAAAGCAATGAAAGCTGGTGCTAAAAATCAAAACCAGCACAAAGGAATAGACATTGGATATAAATTTGATGCAGATCATTGGGCGGTATCTGATTGGTTGGAAAATCACACAGCTGAGCTTGTAACGAATTGTACAAGGGTACAGAAAGATGCAATTCAGTCAATGATCGATATCGGAATAAGAAAACATATGGGAACAGATGAGCTTGCAAGGTTTATCCGTCCCTGTATTGGTTTAACAAAGCCACAGACTCAGGCAGCTATGAAGTATTATGAGACGATCAAGGCAGAGTTGGAGAAGAAACACCCAAGAACAAAGCCAGAAAAGATTGAACAGATGGCAAGAAACAAGCAGATGAAGTATGCAGAACGTCAGCTCAGAGAAAGAGCAAAGACGATCGCACAGACCGAAAGAGCGTTTGCATATGAGTATGGCAGATACCAGCATACAAAGAATCTTGTCGATCAAGGCATATTGCCACCACAGGATAAAAAATGGTCTGCAACGGACAGTGAGAATACATGCAGCACATGTAGAGAACTGAACGGCAAAGTTGTTGGAATGGACGAAGAATTCACTCCAGGAAAGTTGCTTCCGCCACTGCATCCGAGGTGTAAATGCTGTGTTATGTATGTCAATTCAAAATCTATGACCGCAGCGTATGAAACAGAAGAAGATGAACTGCGAGAGTACAGCACAGAGGAAATAGAGACTCATGCTAATAAAATGTCAGAGATTGCAGACAAACATCTTGATCTTGAAAGCTCATGGAGTGGAAAGGTCGTAGTTGATGATGATTCTGGTGTTTATGGTATCCAGTGGAACGGAGATATTATAACCAGACATGAAACAGCCCCACATATTTTGTTACATGAACAGTTACACGCTAGATCAGTTACAAAATATGATCATAAAATGTATAAACAGTATGAGAACATGGAAGAGGGTTCGGTACAGTTTGCAGCACAGGAGATTAGCAAGAAAGAGAATATACAAATTCTTGAATCACAGTACGATCATATGACAGAAGCTTTAAGAAATATAAATAAAGTTGCTGGGTTATTTAAAAATGATTATGATTTTGCAATGAAGCTTATTTCTGTTCCGTTACCAGATAGGTATGACTGGCTGAATAATATGATCTATGATAAAATGATGTTATCAGGAAATATTGAAGATTATCAGAAGGTATCGCACTGGATGGAGGCTTTAGAAAATGGAAAAACATCTTGAATTAAAAGAAAGATTCGATCAGCTAATGAAACAAGATATGGATGTATCAGAACATGAACAAGAATGGTTTGAATTACTGGACGACATGCATGAATGGTTAAAGGATAAGACAATTCCGAGAAATATTCGTAGGCAGTTTGAACCTTTAGGGATGTTAGAAGTAACTATGAAAATCTGTGACGGAATCCATTATGCAAATGGAACTGGACGATATGCAAAGAAAGAAGAATGATGAAGTACAAAGCAATAGAGCAGACAGTTCAGGCAGTGCAGATCACACCTGATATTGATATGATCGCCCCTGACTGGTTCACAAAGAAAATGAATACCGAAGAAATTATGATAGATCGTGTACAGAAAGACGGAGCAACAGCCGTTATAGGATACACGGTCTATTTTAATACACGAAGATATAAAGGCAGCAGACTTGTTGCAAGAATAGGAGACTATGTTGTAAAAGATTCAGTCGGTCGATTAAATGTAGTTCGTAAGAATGACTTTAATCGGCTGTATAAGAAGGAGGAAGCATGAGATATTTTAACGATTATATACGATCCCCAGCACAGACACAGGACAGTATACGAAAGTCCTTGAATCGAGTAGATATTACTAAGAAGGACGAAGAAAAGCAGTACGTCTTTGGATGGGCTAAGATTGCAGTCGATGAGAACGGAAATCAGCTGATTGACCGCCAGAACGATTTAATTGATCCGGAAGAACTAGAACAGACAGCATATACCTATGTAGAGTTCTATCGTGAAGCCGGAGAGATGCACGAGCGAGGCGGTGCAGGCGTTCTGATCGAGAGTATTATATTCACTAAGGAAAAGATGAAAACTCTCGGTATAGAGGAAGGTACGTTGCCTGAAGGCTGGTGGGTTGGTTTCCACATCACAGACAATGAGGTCTGGGCAAAGATTAAGGACGGAACTTATACGATGTTCAGTATTGAGGGCAAAGCGAAACGTATTGAAGTCGAGGAGGAAGAATGATGGACAAATATATCGGTGCAAAATTGATTCAGGCAGAACCAGAAAGAAATCCGATCACAAAGGAAATCACAGGATACAAGGTTGTATACCCAGATGGGTACGAATCATGGTCTCCGAAAGATGTTTTTGAGAAAGCATATATGAAAGTGGATGATAATAAAAATCTTCCATCTGGAGTAAGTATCGGACCAGAAATGGTCGATGATTTTATTGCATCTACGGAGACAATCACGATGGGAGAGACAACAACAGTTGTTCGTTGTGTACTTAGAAATGGGTTTGATATTGTAGAATCATCTTCGTGTGTTGATCCAAAGAATTACGATGAAAAGATCGGCAAAGATATTTGCATGGGAAGTATCAAAAACAAGATCTGGGAACTGTTAGGATTTTTGTTGCAACAGGCGTGGCAAGGAATTAACTAGGAGATGATCGCATTCTTAAGATTAAGAAATCACACCGACAGGATGAATGGATCGTGTACAATCCTGATTGCTTTGAATTGCATCATACGCATTGTAGGAATAAAAGAGTTGCGATCGCAATCAAGAAGAACGTGGAACGTAGAAGAGTTCCAACGTCAAGAAATTTAAGGACCTTGGAAAGCCACATAAGGCTGACAGGGAACAAGAACTATAAAAGAAAGATTCAGAAGATCATTGAAGAAGTAAAATCTGAAAGGAAAAACTGAAATTTAGTCTTAAATTAGTTAAAAATTAAGCTAAATCTAAAATTTAGTTCAAAAAATAGCTAAATAGTTCAATTAATAGACCAAAAATGCAAATTGGTCTATTTTTTGTGTTTGAAAATGCACTTTGCGTTTTTGAAACTCGAATAATCGTGTTGAAACTCGAAAAAGTGTCGTTAGAAAGGAGGAAACATGAAAACAAAAGGAAAGACAAAGCTGGAAGATCTGGAAGTAAAAAAGATCGATGCAGTAGACATCGGAGCAGATCAGAAAGCAAATATCCTGATTAAAAAGAGAGGAGGTGCAGAAGAACCGAAGGGAAACTTTTTCAAGCGATTCTTTAATGCGTTTTGTGACAGCTTAGGAGTAAATTCAGAAGATGTCAGAAAGTCCATGGAAGATGAAGCAACATCATTTGATGATGTAATGAATGAAAAGAAGATCTACGACGTGAGGGACCAGATCTGGAATGCCTGCAACTCTCTGGAGCAGTCGATTGTGTCAATCTTACTCGATAAAGAGTGTGAGGATAAACAGGCAGCAATCGCACAGAGCATTGATCAGTTTAAGGCATTTTCGGATGATGCATCCAAGTCTTGGATCAAATTAGAACGTGCAGCAACAGACAAAGAAGATACTGTTGTTGCGGATGATTTTGAGATCGCAAAAATGCAAGAGGTAATTGAGAAATCTTGCGATCCTGAAACTATTAACAAAGAAAAAGAAGAAAAGGAGAATGAAATGGCATTTGATATTTCAAATATGACAGAGGAAGAAAAGAAAGAAGCATTAAAAGCATTACAGGCTGATGCAAGCAAAGAGAGTACTGAAAAAAGATTTAATTCCGGAGCTGGAGAAGATCAGATCCAGGAAGCAGTTAACAAAGCAATGAGTAACGCCATGGAAGATGTTACTAAGAACTTTTCTGACATGATGGCAAAGATCATGGAACCGATCCAGAAGAGAGCAGAGGAAGCAGAACAGAAGTCCTTAGAAGAAGTTGCTAAGAAGTATGAACTATTAGGGACAAAAGCGGAGGACTTAGTGCCAGTTCTGAAATCCATGAAGGAAACATCCGATGAAGCTTACAACAATTTCATTGCATCCATGGATAACAACCTTGCAGTGATCCAGAAATCAGGGTTATTTGAGGAAATTGGTAAGTCTGGTGGAGCTCACACAGGAAACAACGATACAGAAGGTGCTGCAAAGATGAATGCAAAGGTAGCAGAGATCAAGAAATCTATGCCGAACTTAACGGATGCACAGGCACAGGATATCGTCATGCAGAATGATCCTGAATTAAGAGCAATGTTCGACAAATAGGAAAGGAGATACAGAGAAGATGGCAAACAGAACATATGAATACAATCCGATCAATGATAGCCCAGTGATCGTTGCGACAGCTGGAGAAGCACTTAAAACAGCTGCAGCAGTCTTATTAACAAAAGATGGAGTGAAACTTCCTGAAGCTGGAAAGAAAGCAACAGGAATTGCGGTCCTTGAAAATGAGACAGTAGCCAAAGGCGATGATATTACTGTTCAGATCAGAAATCAGGGCATGTGGACCGCTGGTGCAGCGTTTGATTCTGGAGATTTCCTTGCTGTAGATGCAGAGGGATTTTGTCAGAAGGCAATCACAGGGCAGTACATTTTAGCTATGGCACTTGCACCGGCAACAGCAAAAGGAGATATCGTAAGAGTTGCGATTATCCATGCTGGATATGAAGCGTAAATAAAGGAGGAATAGAATAAATGAGCACAGGACATAATAACGCAGCAGCAATCGCAGTTGATATTGCGAAAGGATGGAAACCTAACTATTACTTAACAAATATGGCAATGAGCTATTTTCAGGCACCGGGAATGAACGTTGCACCAAGTATCTTCCCGATTCTTCCAGTGCAGGCAAGTACAGGAAATTACTATATTTTCAACAAGGAAGAGATTGCAAAAGATCAGGTAAGAAGAAAGCCTAAGTTCGGCAAAGTAGAACCAGCTGTATTCTCTCATTCAGACGGTACTTACAAATGCGAGGTAGATCAGGTTATCGTTGGAGTAGACAATATCACATCTCTTGATTACCAGAGAACAGGAGCACCAGCGACGATTGATCCAAGACGTGCAAAGGTAAGACAGATTTCAGAGCAGATGAATTTGCATCTTGATATGATCTTTGCAAACAAGTTTTTCAATGCTGATGCATGGGGAAATGTTAAGACAGGAGAAACAACAGCTTCAACATCTAAGCAGTTTGTACGTTTTGATGATGCTAACGCTGATATCGTAGGTGCGTTTGACGATATGAAACAGGAAATGCTTTTAAACGGACGTAGATTACCAAACAAATTATGCTTAGGATATAAGACATTTAAAGCGATCAAGAATCATCCACAGTTCTTAGATCGAGTTGTTGGTTCAGGATCAACACCAAACCCAGCACTTGTAGACGAACAGGTAATTGCAGCGATCCTTGGATTTGAAGAGGTTAAAGTATTATATTCAACATATAATGCAGCAGAGATCGGTCAGAAAGCCGATATGAAGTTTGTTTTTGACGACAGCAGTGCATTAATGACTTATGCACCAAAAGAGGTATCTCTGGAAGAACCATCTGCCGGTTATATCTATACATGGGATATGTTAGGCAACGGACAGTGGATGGCTACATCACAGTATGACGGAGAAGGTGGAACACATACAGAGTTCATCGAAGGACTTATGGCAACTGATATGAAGAAAACTTCCGATGATCTCGCAACATTCTTAACAGGATGTGTAGCTGAGTAGGAGGTGCCTAGTATGAATTATGTTGCATTAAAGCCAGTTAATTTTGGCGGCAGGCAGTATAAGGCCGGAGAGACTATTCCAGAGGGTGTCGTAGATGAACGACGATCTCTCTTTTTAAAGAAGTCTGGACACATTGCAGAAGTAGCGAGCGTAAATGGAGCGTATGCAGAGGATTTGAATGTTAACCCTAACACTTTATCAATTCCTTTATTACAATCTAAGCACGAGCTTGCAGTGAACGCACAGCAGTTATTACAGTTCTTTGCCACAATTCAGAAAACAATAGAAGAGGCAAAAATTGAGATTGCGACCATGACAGAGGAAGATACACCGGTTTTACAGCTGTTACATGAGATTGATTCCAGAAAAGGAATTAAGGCAGCAGTTGAAACAAGACTTGCTGATCTTTCCGTTGATACTGATATTAATCAGGAATCAGAAGCAGTAGAAGAAACCGAAGAACCAGCAGAACAGCCGGAAGGTGGCGAGGAGAATGACGTATAACTATTTTCCAGAAGATATCAATTCCGATGATGTTATGAAAATGCGGTTTGAATTGGCGGATACTGATGTATCCAAAGATGAAATGTCAGCTGCACTTTCCGATGAAGAGATCACAGCTGTATTAGAGCAGTATCCAGACAATTTTAAGATGGCAAAACTGAAATTGCTAGAACATATGATGTTCAAATACGGACAGGACGTAGACAACAGTGTTGGCCCTGTCTCTTTTAATTTTGGTAATCGAATGAATTTCTGGAAACAGCTTTATGATGATCTGAAAAAAGAAATTGCATCTTCCAGTGTTGGAATCAAGCCGTATGAGAATGAAAAACGAGAGTATTTTTACGTTGGAATGATGAATCATCCTGGAGGTGGACGCTTTTGAAAATGACATCAATCGGTAGACCATATCAATATATGCAGTCTTTCCGTGTTTACTGGCAGGATACAGAAGTCATGGACGATGGCATGGTTGTAAAGGGCGATGAAAAAGAAGCCCCTGATGCGATCATAGACGGTATACTAGCCGAAGCAGATATGAAGACAATGGAAATCTGGAAACAAAACCAGACTCCGATCAGTCATACGATTGTGTCTTACCATCCAGTGGTTAAGCTAAGTAAGAACGATGTGTTACTGCTTGGCGATGATCCGTGCCATGATCGTAAGTTTATCGTGAAGGGTACAAAAGATCCAGCTGGAACAGGGCAGTTTTCCATCTATTATGTATTAGAAAGAAGTGATACAGATGGGCGTAGAAGCTGAATTTCAAGCATGTGCAAAGAATCTTGATGAAAGTATCAAAAGAGAGATGATGCGAAAGGGTGCAATGGCAACAAACACCCTTAGAAATATTGAGATCGAAGTATTGTCGAAAGGCGGTTCTGGAAAGAAATACAAACGGCTTCCGAATAGATCATCCGCACCGGGAGAAACACCAGCACCACAGTCTGGAAAGTTACGTCAGGACTGGGATGATCAAACTCTGATTGAAGGAGATCAAGTTACAAGCCGGATAAAAAGTAATTCAAAACACGCTGAATGGCTGGAAGGTGGCACAAAAAAGATGGCAAAACGACCATTTATTGATCCAATTAAGAAGAAAGCAGAGCCGGAGATTGTAAAGATCTTCGGTTCAGATTTTGAGGTAACTCTATGAAAGAAATAATTTTCAAGTACTTAAAAAGACTGAATATTAACGGATTGGCTACGTTCAAAAATGGACCAGCAATATTTTTGGATCAGGCACCTGATGATTCTGATTCAAGGTGGGATGGTTCGCAGTATGGGCGTATCATCTATGGGCTGAATCTGAAAGATGATTCAGAGCGTAAGGTTTCTGGAACGATGGAGATTGCAATAGCGTATCTGTTTAATAATCAAGGATATAAGAACTTGCTTGAAGCGAAGAAGATCCTGAAAAAAGCGTTTGAAGGAGTTTTCTTGACCGATGAAGATACAACGATTTCTCTTGTATGGAGAAAGTCAGAATCATTTCAGGAAGCAATCGAAGGGCAAATGGATGTAGAAGTATGTGGATCAGTGTTGACATTCGATGCATATGCTTTTCCAAAACATTCATACCTTCCGCTGGATGCAGTCGGTTCTTTGGCAAAGCACATTGATGAGAACTGGAACGTGACAGTGATCAATAACACGGAACTTGACGAAATCTGGAAGCCGGATGATGAAGAAGTGGTTGTTTATACTAGACTGGATTCTATGCAGCCAGGAACGTTCCCATCGACATATGCTTGTACATGGTTTACAAACAACATCAAGGTACATGTGATCTCCGGATCGGATGTAAATGCTGATCAGTTTGTTATGAACTTGCTGCAAGATTTACAGGAAAGAGAGCGGTTCGTTATGAATGATGGATCGCCGTTTTTTGTAAATCAGCTGGCATACAGCACGAAACTTGATCCATTAAAAGATGGACAGGTAACGGTAAGAGGTCAGTACGGAAAGCTACGAGATGTTGAAACAGTCGATGAATTAAAGACAATTACGATAAGTTAGGAGGAAACAATGGCAGAAAAGAAAGACGAAACAAAAACAGTGCCAGAAGTTACTTATACTGTGGATGAATATGCAGAAAATCCACAGGTGTTAGGAGTATCACAAGATATTATCCGAACAGCATTAGCAAGGGCAGGTGTTAAAGAAGCAACGCAGAGCACAGCAAAGAAACTTGTAGATACATTTAAGAAGAAGGAGGTATAAGAACTTGTCCGGATTATTTTTAAAAGGCGAGAAAAAGGAAAGAGCTGGAGTTTATCGCAGACATGAGCAGATCACAAATAATGGTGTAGCATCCGCAATGAACGGAGTTTTCTGTATTCCGGTTCATGCAGATTTTGGTCCAGTTGGAGAGATTCAGAAGATCACATCAAAGAGTGATCTTCTTTCACTTTATATGGAGAGTGGAACGATCGATGCAGCGGTAAAACTGTTTGATGCAGGTGCTAACACGGTATATCTTTACCGTCTTGGAACTGGTGGTAAAGAAGGAAGCCTGTCCTTACAGACAACCACAGCCACAAATGCAGTTACATTAAAGACAAAATATCCAACCGCTTTGAAATTCTCCGTAACTGTAAAACAGAAATTAGGAGATGAAACGACAAAAGAGTGTTCCGTTTACAATGGGGCAACACTTGTTGAGAAAGTAAGCTTTATCGCTGGTGCGGATGTAAATGAGGCTGCAAATCTTGTGGAAGCAATGAAAGACAGCAAGTATTTATCCGCAGAACTTGTTTCTGGAGCATCCGGGATCATGCAGACGGTTGCACAGCAGGCTTTGGCTGGTGGATCAGCACCGGCAGTCACAACAGAAGATTACAGCAATGCGTTTAATGCATTTGAAACTTATGCTTGGAATGTACTGGTGCTTGATACAGTCGAAGAAGATGTTAAAGCATTAGCGAAGACATACATGGAAAGAATCCATTCAAACGGTGCATTGGGTGTTTGCGTACTTGGAGAAGCGGCAGGAAAGTCACTTGCTACAAGAAAAACGAATGCAAAATCCTATAATGCACCATATTTTATTTACTGCGGTAGCGGATATTATAATACTGCCGGAGATAGGGTGGAAGGATACCTTGCGGCAGCAGTTCAGGCAGGTGTGATTGGATGCAAAGATTCAAGTACATCAATTGTACATACAGAGATTCCAGATGCGGAGTCATGCATTGAACAGCTGACGAATGAACAATATGTCGATGCGATCAAATCTGGATTGCTTCTTTTGTCAGAAGGACAGGAAGGACAGGTCTGGTTTGATTCAGGAGTGAACACATATACAGTTCTGGATGAGGACGATGACGAAGGATGGAAGAAGATCAAACGTACAGCTGTCCGTTATGAAGCTTTTGACCGTATCAATCGTACATTAGAACCATTGATCGGTAAGATCAGCAACAATGCAGCAGGCGTTGATAATGTAATTCAGGAAGCTAAAAAAGTACTGGCTGAAATGAACAGAGAAGGAAAGATCTTAGATACCTACGAATTTTATGAGGATACAGAAAATCCACATGCAGCTGATTATGCATACTTTATTATCCGCATTGATGACGTTGACAGCATGGAAAAGATCTACTTAACATATCAGTTCCAGTATATCGCACAGTAGGAGGTGTTATATAGATGAGTGGAAAAGGTTTTGATACTAGAAAGCTGATGACAGGAAAAGACGGAAAGCTTTTTATTACACTGGATGGAGTCTCCATCTGGTTTGCATCCGTGGAAGAGTTTACAATCGGAATGAATTTTTCAAACGTAGATTTCCATCCGGCAGGAGATGTACAGACATATGGAGTTCCAGACAGTGTTAAATTTACAGCATCGTTCACTGAAGCTGTAGTAAGAGATGATCTGACGATCGTACCAATGCTGGAAGCGATTAAAAATGGGAAAATTCCTACATTCAGTTTACAGGGCGGTGTTACAGAACCACTTGCTGGTGGCGAAAGTAAATATCTGTTAGATGAATGTATTCCTGATGGAGATACAAACATTCTGGAAGTAAAACCGGGAGAAATCATCAAGAGACAGTGCCAGTTTATTGTTAACAGTGTACCAGATTGTATTAAATCATTGGCAGCATAAAGAAAGGATAAGAAAATGGCAGAGAAGAAAACAAATATCAATGTAACAGAAGAAAATGAAATGGACCTTATCACTGGTCTGTTAAAGGCAGCAGAGTATAAGACAGAGGTAAGCCAGACATTAAATATTCAAAGAAACGGACAGAAATTGTTTAAATTCGATATTCGTCCATTATCTTTTGATGAAATCACTGATTGCAGAAAGAGAGCAACAACTTATATGCCGAATCCGGGTGGAGCATCACTTCCATTAATTGAGAAAAGCGTAAGCAATGCAGATTACATGGCATGGCAGATTTACATTGCAACAGTTCCGGAAAGTGATGGAACAAAATTCTGGGATAATCCAGCATTAAAAGAAGGACTGAACAAAGCTGGTCACATGGTTATGACACAGGCAGAGATCATTAAGGAAATTCTTACAGCTGGAGAACTTGAAGCAGTCAGCGACAAGATTGAAGAGTTATCCGGCAGTGGTACAAATGTCATTGATTATGCAAAAAACTAATTAAGTCCAGTCCGTTAGCTTCTCTGCTCGCAGAAAATTATTTACGGACTGGAATGTTGCCATCAAAAGCCCTTGATCTCCCAGAAGGAGAGAGGGCTTTTATCTTTGCAGCACTTATAACAGCTATGGAAGGAGGCGATGCATAAATGGCAAACAAAGAAATTGTGATCGATGTTGTATCGGAATATTCCGACCATGCGTCTTCTGGCCTACAGCAAACAGGGAAGAATGCAGAGAAAGCATCACGAGAGATGGACAAGCTTGGAAAGAAGCGTGCAAAGCCAAAATTAGGACTTGAAGATAAAGCAAGTCCAGTCCTTGACAAGTTTGGTAAAAAGGGAGACGGGCTCGGTAAAAAGACCTGGACTCCAAAACTTGGATTAAAAGACACTGCAACAGCAGGGATCAAAAAAGCTATGAGTGCTGGTATGAGTTTTGGTAGAAAGACTTTTTCAGCAGTCCTAAAAATCAATGACAAGGTAACAAGTCAGATCAAAAAAATCCCAAGTGTTATATCTAAGATCAAGAATTCTATATTTTCACTAAAAACTTTGGCTGGTGGAGTTATGACTGGAATTGCTGCAAAGAAATTGATAGCTGATCCGGTATCATTGGCTGATGAATTTGAGACATATCAAATTGGATTTGAAACGATGCTGAAATCCAAAGAGAAAGCTACTAAATTTATGGATAGTGCGAAGAAATTTGCATCTGTTACCCCGTTTGATACATCAGCAGTAGTGTCAAATGCACAAAGGATGCTGGCTTATGGATTCTCTGATAAAGACATTATTCCTGACCTGACGAAGATTGGTAATGCATCCGCAGCACTTGGAGCTGGAGAAGAGGGTATCTCTCGAGTATCCAGAGCTTTAGGTCAGATGAAAACAAACGGAAGATTGAACGCAGAGGACATGAATCAGCTGACAGATGTCGGTATAAACGCATGGAAGTATCTTGCTGATGCAGAGGGTAAATCCATAGCCCAGATCAGAGAAATGTCTCAAAAAGGCGAAATCAGTGGAGACAAAGCAGTTAAGACAATCCTTAATGGGCTGAAAGAATTTGATGGAATGATGGACAAAACATCTAATTCGACGGTTTCTGGATTAATGTCAAATATTAAAGATACGTTCGACATAAACATTGTTTCTAAATGGGGAAAAGGTCTCCAGAAGGGAGCAACGAAAGGTTTAGGAGAATTTGCAGACTATCTTGATAAATCCGATGCAAAACTAAGAGAAGCTGGAACATCACTTGAAAAACTTGGAGAGTATGCAAGTACATCTGTATTCAAGGGACTTGAAAAGGCTGGAGATAAGATTGACGATCTTATTAGTATGCCAAAATTCCAAAATGCTTCAATCGGTGGCAAGATTAGTATTGCTTGGGATGAACTGATTGTAAATCCGTTTTCTAAGTGGTGGGATTCTAAAGGAAGACCGGCGATCGTTAAAAAGATTACTGGGATTGGAAAAGATATTGCAAAAGCTGGTGGAAACTGGTTCAAGGAATCTCTTAAGGATCTGTTACCAGGCGGAGATAAAGCTGGTATCGCAGATTATTTAGCTGGATTTCTTGGATTATCTGGAGGACTAAAGCTGTTTAAAGGTGGAAAAAGTCTATACGATCAGATCACTGGCGGTTCTGGAAGTGGAGGAAAAACAAATCCTTTGGGAGATTCTATTGGAACAATCAATGTGTCCGCGGCAGTTGTAAATGTGAACGGAGGAATTGGAAACGGAAATTCTACAATACCGGGAACAAATCCGACAGGTAATAAAGAAATCTGGTTACCAGAAAGCGTAAAGCGAAAAATGCAACAAACTGAACCGAAAACACCATCTGGACCGACAAGGACACCGGGTGGCTTGTTTGGTTTAGGCGGTTCTGGTGTCACGCTGAAAAATGGAGAAACCGTAGCTGCCACTGGATGGAAAGCATGGCTTGGAAATCTAGGCGTAAAACTTGGATCAGGTGCAGCGACCGCTGGTGGAGCAGCAGCCGTTGGAGGTGCATCTTTATTAGGTGGAGCTTTAGGGATTGCTGGAATAGGAAGTGCAGCTGGTAATATTTATAACGCAGTGACCTCAAAAGATTCAGCCATGAAGAAGAAGGAAGCCTATAGAGGTGGCACGAAACTTGGAATGGTTGGAGGTGGTGCAGCCGCAGGAGCAGCCATAGGAGCTGCCTTTGGTGGTGTTGGAGCAGTTCCGGGAGCATTTATTGGTGCTGGAATTGGTGGAATTGGTGCAATCACAAAAGGAAATAAGTTCGGCGACTCCCTTAGAAAGTTTGTATCCAGCCGAAAGAATGCACTGAAAAACAGTAATTCTATGACGGCAAAGAGTCAGGAATATTGGAAATACAGTAAAGACAGTATTAGCAGTGTTAATCCAAAAGGAGCAAAATACAAAGAACTGGCAAGTTCCGTACAGAAAGCTTACGAGGAGAATAAGAAAAACACAAAACAAACGAATGTTGGATCAAAGACGACAAAGATTTTTTCAGGTGCTACGAATGCAGCTGGTGGAAAAGTCAGCAGCTTAGGTGGAAAGTCCGCAACAGCTGGAGGAATGCTGGGAACGATGGGTTCTATGTCGCTTGCAGCTGGTGGCAACTTACAAAGTGCTGGAAGTTCCGCATTATCACTTGCAGGTGCTTTAGCATCCGCAGCCTCAACGATTGCATCCGCAGCAAGTACAACCGCTGCACAAGCAAGTGCGATCAAAAGTATTACTAGTGGAAGTTATCTAAGTAATAGCGGTTCTTCAAAATCTGGTAAAAAGAAAACAAGCAAAAAGACATCATCCGCACCGAAAGTACAGACAGCCTTACCGAAAAATGGAAAGTTCTTTCATAATGCGAAGGGTAGTCTGGTCAGAGGTCATATCGTTTCTGAATTAGGAGAAGAAGGAAACGAAATGGTCATTCCACTTTCTAGACATAGAAGCCGTGCATTATCTCTCTGGAATCAAGCAGGACAGATTTTAGGCGTTACAAAGCATGCCAAAGGTGGACTTGTTGGAGGATCATCCGGATCTGGAAAAGCTTCGTCTGGTAGCAGTCAGCCAGTGATCAATGTTGGTGGTATTACGATCAGCGTCAATGCATCTGGAAATGACGGCATAGTTGATGCTATCAAAAACTCTAAAGGAGAGATCGCAGATGCTATTATGCAGGCGATCGCAGATGCAATCGGATCAACGGCAAGTAACAGAACAGCGGAGGTAATGTAAATGGACATATATATTACTGGAAAAAATTCAAAAGGGAATGATCAGAAGATACAAATTCCGATCATTCCTGAAGAAATTGAATCATCAATCGAAGGTAAGTTTGCAGAATATGATATCTATAAATTAGGTCAGGTCAGTGTTCCGAATGGTAAAAATCTTTCAGAACTAAGCTGGGAATGTTTTTTCCCCGGAGAAGCAAGAAAAGGCATGAAATTTGTTCGTAAGTGGACTGATCCAGCAACCTTAGATGCACTGATGAAATACTGGGCTAAGTATGGGAAAGTGGTAAATGTCTGTATTACAGGAACGAAGATCAATGTTGATATGCGTGTTTCAGAATACGATTCTACGGTCAAAAGCCTGAATGATTATTACTACACGGTAAGATTTATCGACTACGAAAAAATAAGTGTTTCCTCAACGAAAAGAAGTACCAAAACCACAAAGAAAAAGGTCAAAGTAAAGAAAGGACAAACATTACGGAAACTTGCAAAAAAATATCTTGGGTCCAGTAAAAAATACAAGGTTATTTATAATGCAAATAAGAAACTGATTGATTCTAGGAATAAAAAGGAACGTAAGAAACATCCAAAGAAAAAGATCAGCAAATATACGATCTATAAAGGACAGGTGCTTGTGATTCCTGTTCCAAGCAGTAAATCAGTTTCTAATTCCAAGGTTGAGGAATTAAAGAAAGCAATGAATAAAGATGGCTACTCGAAGCTGAAAGTTGATAAAAAGCTGACATCTTCGATGAAATCAGCCATGAAAAAGATCAAGATCCGAACCGGAAGAAAAGGACAGGTCGTAAAATTTGTGCAAAAAATGGTAGGAGTCAAACAGGATGGTACTTGTGGATCTAAGACAGTATCAGCAATAAAAACTTACCAACGAAAGCATAAATTGACAGTAACCGGTGTCGCTGATTATAAAACACTGTTAAAAATGATAGGAGGATAGGAAGATATGCCGAGTTTAGGAAATCCACTGTATAAAGCGGTTGTAAAGACAACATCGGGGCAAGAATATGATCTATACAAGCTGAAAGTTATACTGGACTTGACAATATCTGATGATCCTGATTCGCTGGCAAAGGAAGTCAGCTTAACAGTAATGAACGCTGCGAAAAATGGTGTAACACTTGCGACATTGATTCAGCCATCAGATCGATTATACATATATTCGAATGTTGGACATGGAGATTTTGAAGTATTTCGAGGCGTGATCTGGGATCGAGACAGGGTTACCGATACAGAAAAAAAGGTAACATTTACAGCCTATGATTACTTGATTTATATGATGAAATCCCAAGATTATTTTTATTATAAAAAAGGTCTCAGCACAAAGGAAATTGTAAAAAGAATCTGTACTGCATGGAAGTTGAAACTGAAATACAGTTACGGATCAATCAAAAACAAAAGGATCAAACCAGTGCAAAAGAACATTGGAGATATGATAGTATATGTGCTGAACAAAGCGAAAAGTAAACTTTCCAGCCGATATATTTTTACGATTGAAGGAACTACAGTGATTGTCAAGTATGCCAATACTAATACAACGATTTATAAGATTGAGGAAGGAAAGAATGTAATCTCCATAGAGGTAAAAGAGACAATGGATGATATCGTTACAAAGATAAAGATCTACGGAGAAGCTAAGAAAAAGTCAATCCCTAAACTTGCATCAGTATCTAAGAATACATCGAAGTTTGGTACGATCCAAGAAGTCATGGATAAAGACAAGAAGGAGAAACTTTCAAAAATAAAGAAACAAGCACAAAAGAAATTGAAGAGCAGTGCAAAGGTCAAGTATGAATATATAGTAACGGCGATCAGTAATCCGAAGATAAAACGTGGAGACACCGTTTATGTTGGATGTGGTACCGCTGGACTGAAAGGAAATAAAACAGTAAAAAGTATTACACATGACTGTGTGGCTGGTACGATGGACGTTGTTTTTTACTAAAGGAGAGTTCTATGCAGAGAAATGGAAGAAAAAATTTTATTCGTGCGATCGAACAGATTTCTAAAGGAAACCAAAGTGCAGCGGATGTTGTTGCAGAACTTGGAACTATGAAAGACGGAGGGATTCTTCCTGACTCTTATCCAGAAAGTGCAGAACCGGATGACGATTTTTTAATGTTGTCTAATGCGAAAGTAAGTGATGGCGATCGAGTATTACTGATCTGGACAGATGCAGAGGAAATCGTTGTGATCGGTAAAGTGGAAGGAGATGAAGAAGATGCCGGATAATCTTTTCCCAGAGGAATATGAAAATGAAGAAGAATATTTTGAAGATGAAGAGAATGAAGGAACTGAGGAAGAAAATACAGAAGAAGAGGAAGATGCAGGTTATAAACCCAGCATCTTTTTTGATTTTGATACTGGAGACTTTGTTACGCTTCACGATGGAAAATTAAAAGAGGCATCCGGGTTCGAGGCGTGGGTGCAATGGTGTTACAAAACGATCATGACACAAAGATACGCTCATGAAGGATATTCCACCGACATTGGGATTGACTATGAAAGTGCCTTGCAAGCGGATAGCCGTGAAGAGGCAGAAAGCATTTTACAAAGAGAAATCGAAGAAGCATTGATGGCTGATCCGTCCGAAAGAACTTTGTACGTTGGGAATATTATGTTTCAATGGGAAGCAGAACATTGTCTTGTAACAGTACAGGTGCAGGGTATTGATGGAGATATAGAAATACAGACACAATTTGAAAGTGAGGTGGTCTAAAAATGGCATTGGAAGCAGAAGAACTAGAATTGCCAGATTTCTTGAATAATTCGAGTGAAGAGGAAATCCATGAAAAGATGCTTAGCAATCTTCCAGAAGATATTGATAAATCCGAAGGCGGTTTTCCTTGGGATTTTACACGTCCGACAGCGATTGAGATAGCAGAGCTAAAAGAATATGTGCTTGTGGAAGTATTGAAAAGTCTTTCGCCGGTAACCTGTGAAGAATCTTACCTATTGGATTACCACGCTGATGGAAGAGGTCTTGTACGAAGAGAATCGGTAAATGCAACAGGATATGTGACTGTTACAGCAAAAGCCGGTCTTGTTATTCCTTTAGGATATGGTTTTTCTACAGAAGCAGATGACGAAGGAAATACGATAGATTTTGTAACAACAGAGGAAGTTACGGTCGATTCTCTTGGAAATGCAAAGATTCCAATTGAGGCAGCAGAAGGAGGATCTGCAAGCAATGTTGGAGTAAATACGATCGTATTACATACTGGAGATGAGACAGGAGAACTGCTCGATGAAATAATCTCTGTTACAAATGAGGAAGCTGTTACAGGCGGTTTGGATGAAGAGGACGATGATACTTTAAGAGAACGAATTGTTGAGTATGATCGAAGCCATGACATTTCCTATGTTGGAAATGTTGCAGACTATAAACGATGGGCATTGTCAGTTCCCGGTGTTGGTGCAGTTACTGTGATACCAGCAAAAGATGACTCTGGAATAATCAAGATCATCTTAATGGATCAGAACGGAGTACCAGCATCGAAGCAGATTCAAGATGCTGTGTATGATTATATTATGCGTCCAGATAGTGAATCAGATCGCTTAGCACCGCCCAATGCTGTATTAGAGATAACGGCTCCTGAAACAGTAGTAGTTAACATATCAGCTGTGGTTTATTTGAGAGAAGCAGAAATTGGCGATGTGCAGAATGATTTGAAAGCTGCACTTCAGTCATATTTGTTAAATGTTTCATCGAATGATAGTGCGGTTAGAATATCAGCGATCAACAGTATCCTTGGAGCTGTATCAGGTATCTATGATTATGACAGTGTACAAATCAATGGAGTGTCAAAAAATGTAGACCTTGAATCTGGACAAATGCCGGTTTTAGGAACAGTAACAATAACGGAGGGATAATACTATGTGGTATAAAACAGACCTTATGGAGCAAATCCTGACGAGTGAAAGTGC